AATACTACATCGCACCACTTGAAATGCCTTATAACAGGTTAGTTAAGTTCTCACAGTTGCAAAGTGAGATCACCAGAGGTGTGAAGCTGGAAGATGCTGCCAAGTTCATCTATGATGTATATAATGAGATGAAGAAAGGTCAAGATGGCACACACAAAGAATCATTCATGTCTGCTTTTGAGAAGATAGCCGATTTTGTAAAGTCAATGGAAGGCTTTAATCCTGAGAAATTGGCTGCTCAGAATTATGACAGGTACATGGAATTTTGCACTTTTTTCATTCTTAGGAATGATGAAGATTATACTGTTTGGGATGCCAGAATTGCTGAAGAAAAGGTCAATGATTGGCGCAGAGATATCTATCCGAAAGACTTTTTTTTTGCAGTATTTTGGCGATTAAAATTGTTAACGGAAGAATCGCTCAATTTTACCCAGCAAATTCAAAACCTGTAACTAAAGAGAATAACAAAGAGGCTTCATTAAATCCTGACAAGTTCAATGTGTTACTAAATTTAGAAAGACTGATGCGATTTGCATTGTCTGTTCTGCCAGATGATCGCTCTGATCTTGAGCGAATGCCTCTTGAACAATTGTTGACTTCTTTCAAGGAGGCAGAGTATATCTATGAAAAGAAAAAAGAGGCTCAAAGAACCTCTTAGCCATTCAATTCAATGAAATAACTCGACTTTAATAATACATACAAAGTCATTGTTTGATAATGACTTGGATTGTTTATTTGTCAAATAATTTTAAACAATGGCAGATTTAGTTTATAGCATCAAGTTTGATGATGGTGAGTTTCTGAAGAAATCTTCGGACATGGTTGCTGCTGTTCAGCAACTTGAAAAAGAGGTTGACAAAGCAGGTGGTGAAATTTCCAAGACGATGAAGGAAAATGCGAGTGCGACAGACAAATCAGCCAAGTCAACAGATAAACTGACAAAGACACAAAAGCAACTCACTAAGGAGCAGAAAGAAAGTCTCGATGTCATAAACAGATCTATCAAAGATTATAAAGTCTTTGGTCTTTCAATAAATGATGTTTCTGGAAGCCTTCGACTATTGAAAAATTCTGTAATTGCTTCTGCAAAAAGTGTGACTACATTGTCTGGCTCATGGAAATTATTGACAAAGGCACTCATTGCATCAGGTATTGGCGCAGTCGTTGTAGCATTTGGATCACTTGTTACATTCTTAACAAAAACACAAAAGGGAGCAGAGATTTTAAATAGAGCTATTGCAGCAATAGGTCAAACCTTTACAACTGTCACCGATGCAGTCTCTTCATTTGGTGAAGGCTTGTTTGGTTTCTTTACAGGTGGAGGCAAAGAGGCTCTTGTAAAAGGCATAAAAGAAGCACGAGAAGAAATAGGCAATCTTGGTGAAGATTTAAAAGCTGCTGATGACATTGCAAGAAGGCGTGATGCTTTGGCAAAAACCATGATTGGTTTACGAGTTGAAACAGCATCAGCAAGAAAAGAAATATTCAAATATAAACAAACAGCAGAAGATTTATCAAAACCATTTGAGGAAAGATTAAATGCTGTTCAAGAAGCGTTTAAAATAGAACAAGACCTTGTCGCTAAAAGATTAGAAGCAGCAAGAGAACAATTGGCTATTGAAGAAAAGGAGAACGCACAAAATAAAAGCAAGACAAAAGACTTTGAGGCTCAAACAGCAGCAGCAGAAAATCTTGCAGCCATTGAATTAGAATCAATCCAATTGTCGATCGAATTGAAATCTAAAGAAAACGCACTTTTACAAGAGCAAGAAGCAAGGATAAAAGCATTAAGAGATGCTTATGTGTCGCAATATAACACGATGAAAGAACAGTTGCTTGAAATAGAACTTGCTGAAAGTGATCCTCTTGAAAGACTTGAGAAGCAACGAGAAATCGCTCTGAAAGGTCTTGAAGAACAAAAGGGTTCATTGATAGACATTGCAAAATCTCTTGGAGAACCTATTGAAGATATTGAGAAAGCATTTGAAAAACTTGCTGAGAATGTAAATCTTGGCTTCGACAGAGCAATTGATGGTATTGATGCACCAGAGATCAAATCAAAAGTTTCAGAGACATTAAAGAAAACATTTGAGATTGATGATCGTGATGTTCCAGAATTAACTGTCAAATTCGCATCAACAACAGATCAAGATTCGCTTGGCAGATCATTGAAAAATATTGCTGGTGACGTTGATTCTTTCTTAAATTCTCCAGAATTTCTCGCTGCCTTTGATCTTGGAAATAAACTTGCAGATAGCTTTCAAGACATCTTGCAAGGTCAAATTGATCAACTCGATGCGCTATCTGAACAACGTGGAAGGCAAATTGAACAGCTTCAGGAAGATTTAGAACTTGAAGAACAGTTGATGAAAGAAGGTTCTGCTAATAATGTAGCGACAAAGCGTGAAGAACTTGCAGCACTACAAAAAGAACAAGAAGAAGCAAACAAGAAAGCAAATGAACTGAGAAAGCAACAGATAGAAATTGAACTTGCGCAATCATTAGCACAACAAAGTGCCGCCTTAGCACAAGCAGTTGCGAACATCTTTTTAGAAGGTTCCAAACTGCCTTTATTTGTAGGTATCGCTGCTGCAGCAGGTATAGTCGCAGGAATGTTGGCATCAGTTGCTTCAGCCAATTCACAGATCAAAAACTTGACAGCGTTGTCTGGAGGTGCAGAAAGACTTGGCGATTACACAGGCTATGTCGCTGAAGGCTATGGAACAGACAGAGTTTCAGCTTCTCGTGGTCTGCGTGTCGTTCATTCATCTGGTCGTGATACAGGCGTGAGACTTGGAGGCAATGAGATGATCGTTGATGAAGGCACATCAAGAAACATTGGTCACATCATTATGGCTGCCAAAAACAATTCAAAGTTTGCCGATGATTTAAACGCTTGGTATAATGGTGTAGATGCAACACCTAACATCATATATCATTCGCAAAAGATAGAGGCTTACAAGCAACCTGAGAGCGTTTCTCGTGAAGAAATGGAACAAGTCTTTGAGTCTGTCATGGACAGACATCTTGAAAAATACTTCAAAAAGCGAGGCAAAGAAATTGCATCTCAAAGGTTCATATCAAAAGAATCGAAAAGAGGCATTCTGGAGACTGTTCTCAAAGATGGTTCTGTGAAGCGAAATAGATCAGCGAAAGGATAAAAAAAGACCATCCAACTGCGTTCAGTCAGATGATCTTCGCTCCGTAATTAATAAATAATTGCGTATGAAAGAAATTGATAACCTTAATATTTAAGAGAAACCTTGTTTCTATTTCTCCAATTGTAAATTTCTTCTATCAATTCGATATGATTATATCTCATCGTCAAAGACGATCATTGGATTCAATCCAGCCACTTTGCAGAATTTGTAAAGACCTCCGATTCCCATCTTTCCTGTCTTTAATTTATCAAACATGTGATAAACGCCAAGTTTACCATATTCTTTCACAAGTGCTTGTCTTATTTCTTTATCTACATCACCTTTGAATTTGTAGAACTTATTTGACACGATCTCAAACGCTTTCATCTGAAGATCAATCGGTGCTTTTATCTGTTTACTCATTTTTTTGTTTTTATATTGTTTCAAAAGTCCTCTTCGCTCTACTTTTAGAGCGAAAGAGAAACCAACACTAAGAATTAAATTCAAATTTTATTAAGTCTTTTATTTTGATATTATAGCAATCATCTTTGAACTTCCAACCATTGACATCACTACTTCCTTTTTTATTGAAATCAGCTTCCGCAAAAAAATCTTTCTTTCTCTTATAACCAAGCAAGAAGCATTGACTCAAATCTTCCAGAACCCGGACAAAGAAATAAAAGTCACACTCTTGTGTTGTGTTATGCGCTGAGATACTGCACAGATAATGAGGCTGAGGCGTGACAGTTGTTCTCTTTGTTTTTACATCAACTGTGTGACCTTCAATCTTTAAATCATAGTTATACGTTGAATCAAAATCAACATTAAATCCAGCATCAACAAAAGTATCAAAGATTATGATCTCACCCAATGCGCCAAAGATGTTTCCTTGTCCAGATGTGATTGATCCACGCAATGATTCAAATGGATATAAATTCTTTGCTCTTTCAATCTGGTCTTCTCGTACTTTTACTTTCACTTAATTATTATATGAGTTTCAGTAACTTCAATCTCATTTGCCCAGCCACGCATCACACGAACAGGCTGCGATTTTTGATTGTGAGTTTCAGCAGGAACATTACATACTAAATGTGGTCTGTGAATGCACTGATTTTTAAAATGTACGCTCCACCAATCTTTTTTTTTGACCCAGTGATAAAAGAATCTGCGTTGAGTATCTTTTTCTTTTGCAACCATCATATATGGTCTTTTAGGTTTATTAATCTTCTTTATTCAAAATTGATTGCTCATTCCCACACCAATCACACCAATAATGGTCATGCCTTTCTTCCATTTCATAACATCCACAGTTATTGCAGATTTCCGATAGCTTGTTTATCTCTCTCATGGTTTAAAGTATATCTTCTCCCCACTCTTCTTATCAAAGAAAAAGAAACGTGGTACTGCAATGGTGTCAAGCACAGTCTCTGTTCTGATAAAGAACTTTGTCTCCGCAGTAATGCCAACTCCAGTTGTATCACTCGCCACAATAGGAATAACTCTCTGCACCTCCGCTACTGCATACACTATTTCAACTTGCGCATTAGCGTCAATGGTCATCTCAGGCAATGGCTTGTATTCCGGTTGCTTGGCTTGTTGAGAAAAGCCGATAATCGGCAATGTGATTAGAATCAATGTTTTTAATACTGTTTTCATTTTAATTATTTTGTTGATTAATTATTTGAATGCCAAATCTTATCATTCCAAAAGCTGACGATCAACTCTTGCAAATCTTGATCTGGCTGTTTGATAAGTTTAAAAGTGATCATTCCCATTTATTTCATGCCATAAAATAAACAGCAAAAATAACAAGAAAACCAGCATCACGAATATACGAATATCATTTATCATATCTTTTAATTTAGGTAAATATGCCAATGTTTTTCAAATTCTTCATTGTTCAGTTCAGAATAAAACAAAATGAATCTTATATGATTTGGAAGCCAGAAAGAATCACGAGGCTTCCACATTTCCATTGTCAAAAAATCTATTTCTGCGTAGTCTTTTATCTTTTCCATTTGTTTATCTGTTTGCTTTAACAATTCCAGCACCTTCTCTGAGACTGATTTTTGGCTTTCGATCAATGTCATCAAATCTGACTTGTGTCCACTTTCCTGCACTCCATGATTGAGTTCCTCGCCTGTCGCAAGTCCACAATTTACCTTCAGAGCATCGAAACAAGTTCTTTGCGTACTGATTAACAACTTTAGCAGGAAATTTTCTGCCTTTGTAATTTACGATTACTTCTTTATTCTGCAACATAAAATACATTTTGATTTTTGATAATCTTACCATCCCAAGCATAGACGTTTGATTTGTCCTTTAGTCTGGTAACTTTTTTCTCTTTATTCAAATAGAAGAAATCCATGTCGTTGATCATAGGAACATCTTTGATCATATCATGCAATAAATTACGCTTTTCAAGAAATTGCTCATGTCTGCCCATTATTTCATCTTGGATGCCAACTTCACAAGGCACATTGATCAATTCAAACCGATCTTCAATCGGTATATTGTATTCAATCTTATTGCCATACTCATCAATCTTGTTTGATGTCAAGTAGTAGCACAGAACACCTTTGTCATAGCCTGTTGCCAACATCTGACATTGTATCTGTGCAATGTAAGTTTTTGGAACATTGCTTATGTTCTTAAAGAATGATGATATGGTGTAAGGACATTTTATGTCAATCACACATTGTTGATCTTCATCTGTGATGTCTGGAGTTGCCCAAAGATGATCTTTGATGAAGATCGTTTCATCTGATCTCAGACGTGAACTCGGAAATAGAGGCTTCACCACATGGTGAAATGCCTCTTCTTCGTTGAATAAACCATGCTGCATTGCAACAGTTGTCAGTTCTCGCCTGTATCCGTTGATCATTTCTTCGACCTTCTCCAAGATCAGAGATTGCGCTGTCTTAGAGTTTATGCCATCTCTGGTGAACAGTTTGCCAATCTCGGATGCACCAATGCCTCCTATCTTGTCTGGATTCATCATTGTAGAAGCATTTTCTTGGTTGTGAAAATAGTTTTGATCTCTGGATAAGTATCAATCTCTGATTTGCACTCTTTCCACGCTTCTGTCAAGTCTGCTACTGATTCGCAGCCTTCCAATTTTAGACTGACCTTCGTCAGAACATCTTTTGGGATTGCTTTTTTGATTAGCTTCGTAGATGGTGTGAATGTGCCACCTCCACCTTGATTTGCTTGAGCGTTCATGACTTCTTCGTATGAAGCCACAGATTCATCCAAAATTCCAAGACATGCTAATGCACGACCCCATGCAGATGTCTCTGCATTTTCGACATGGGATGTCTTATTTATGAAAGTTGATCCTTCCTTCTCCATTGCAAATCCTGTTGCAATCGTTCTGCCTTCTGGATTGATTACAGAGGCTTTGAATACGACCTTCTGTTCATCATATCTGACCATCTCTGTGATTAAAGAGTAATCTTTAAACTTGGAACGAAACTCTTTGATTCTTTCGGAAACAGGCACATATTCTGCACCCTTGATATTAACTGTTTTCATGTTAAATTATTTATTTATTTAAATTAATTTTTGTAACATCGCTATCTTCTAAAATGGCAGCAGTCACCAAAGGGAATTGCATGAACATCTTGTAATTGTTTTTGGTATAATGCAGACATTCTTCTGCTCCCATCTTGGTATATCTTATAAGACCAGCACAAAATTGATCTGTATCAACAATCCATATTTCACCATCAACTGTAAACTCCAATGCTGTCGCTCCTGACATCGCTGTCAAAAGCCTAACATCCTGTAATTTTTCTGATATTCTGTCTATTTCTGTAATCATATTACTTTGTTTTAAGAGTTTAAAAATATGAGCAGTTTGCGACTTGCTCAGGTCAAGCATAAAGATAAACGATTAACGCTCATGTCTTTCTTCAACATCCATTGGTTCAATATCTAATGGTTCACAAGGGTATTCCAAGTGCCAATTTTGAGCTTCTGGTGGTAAATATGGATTAAAGTGATTCATGTCTTTGTTTGTT